TCCTTGGGTTCCCTGAAGACCTTGTGTTCCCTGAAGACCTTGTGTTCCCTGAGTTCCTTGAGTTCCCTGAACACCTTGAGTACCTTGAGATCCTTGAGTACCTTGATTTCCAGTACCTTGAGTGCCTTGGGTTCCTTGAGTTCCCTGAAGACCTTGTGCTCCCTGAGTTCCTTGAGTTCCCTGAAGACCTTGAGTACCTTGGAGACCTTGAGTTCCTTGAGTTCCTTGATCTCCTTGTAAACCCTGAATTCCTTGAGTTCCCTGAAGACCTTGAGTACCTTGGAGACCTTGAGTTCCTTGAGTTCCTTGATCTCCTTGTAAACCCTGAATTCCTTGAGTTCCTTGATCTCCTTGTAAACCCTGAATTCCTTGAGTTCCTTGAGATCCTTGAGTGCCTTGGGTTCCTTGAGTTCCCTGAAGACCTTGTGCTCCCTGAGTTCCTTGAGTTCCTTGATCTCCTTGTAAACCCTGAATTCCTTGAGTTCCTTGATCTCCTTGTAAACCCTGAATTCCTTGAGTTCCTTGAGATCCTTGAGTGCCTTGAGATCCAGATTCAGATGGATTAGTCCAACTTACTCCAACTCCAGTAGATACTAAAATACTTCCAGCAGCACCTACTTGATTATTAGTATCATATAAACCAGAACGAAGACGAACCCCCCCATTTATATCAACAGTTTGTGTTGCATTTATAGTTCCAATGCCAACTTTCCCAACAACCTCTAAAACTGTACTATTTTCTGTATAAGAAGTAATACCAACTTTTAAATTTTTCTGACGGTTACTGAGATACTTTGCCATTGGATTTTATATTAGTTAAGTGTTTCTAAAATACTTGCTATAAATTTCAAATCTGTAGCATTACTACCAGACAAAACAAGTTTGTCCCCACTTTCTAAAACTAATTTTCCTGCTAAAAGATTTGCAGTATCACTTGCTGAAATTGGAAAGTTTTTTAACATCTCAGTATCAGTAGAACTTCTTTGATGCACTAAAGTCACATCAGCAGAAGATGCTCCAACATTTGCAACTTGAGCTAAAAGAATAACTCCAGTATATCCAACAGGTGCTGTGTAAACTACTGTTGGACTGGCAGATACAACTGCGGTAACTGTCTGGAATACATTAAGTGCTAATGGCATTTTATTAATCTCCTCCTAATGCAAGAATAAATGGTGTCATTGTCGAAAATAAACTTTTGGAATAAAATGTTCCAGAAATCGTACCAGTTTGCTGATTAATGACGACACCATCACCAATTCTAAAGTTTCCTGATTGATCCGTTGAGGTATAAACAACTAATCCACCATTTTTTGTGACAGTTTCATTTTCTTGTATTGGTACTCCACCATTTGCAGGCAATGCTTTTGCAATGTCTGTTCCTGATCCAATATATTCAAGAGAATGTCCTGATGCTAATACTCTACTTTGCTTAAAGAAAGAAACTTCGCTGCCAAGACCAACAGCATAAGGAACATTATCATTCACCACAATTGTACAAATACCAGCAGAAACTGGTGTTGAACTCAAAACACTATAATATGTCGGAACAAAATTTGCGGTGCCTGTAGCAGTATTTATCCCAACATTAGGTGAAGCAAAAGTTATCTTTGGAAGTGATGTATAACCTCTTCCATTTGAAACCATCTCAACAGAAACGACAGATCCATCTTTGACTTCAGCAACAGCAGTAGCTGGAATTCCCCAAGAAGTTTCAGGTGGTTCTATAAAAACATCAACATTTTCGGTATACCCAGTACCACCAGATCCAACAGTAACTCCACCAATTGTATAATAAAGATTCTCTAAATAGACAACTTGACCATCAAAAGGTCTTACAACATTTATTTTTGCAGTTCCACCAGAATTATAAGTATGAGGAAGTGTAGATACTCCAACATAAACACTAAAAGTGGTGCTTGCTGCTGATACTGCAGGAAGTGCATTTACTCCATTAATATTTCCTGCATCTAACCTTGTTGTAATAATTCCCACAAGATTGTCAATAAATGATTGAACATCTGCACAAGATGCTAGACTGGTATTGTTTCCAGTAAGTGGATCCGGTGCTATTGCTAAATCTTTAACCGTAAGATTATTTGTAATCGCAAGTTTCATTAATTCTCTTGCGGAAGTAAATCCCACAATCGTTTGTGGAACTTCACCATCAACACCATTAGTCAAAAGAGTTCCATCCAATTTAAAGTATGCTTTTGTCGCATTGAGAGTATTTCTACTCGTAAAATCTCTTACATCAGTAGAAACTGAATCTACAATATATCCCAAATCTCTTTTGCACTTATCTGGACTCGGATGCACAAAAGAAGGATAAGCAATTCCAATAGCATTATAGGAAGTATCTATAATTTCTTGACGATTTGCTTGAATTAAATTATATGCATCATAATATCTTCCAGGTGCTACAGATACTGTTTCAAAAATATAACCCTTGTTACCAGAAGGATATGTTACAATTCCTGGGCCAGAAGGACAAGTAAAAGCAAGACCTGCAAGAGAAATACCCATCCCAACTGAGAATTTATGAGCAACATCTGTAGTTGCTGTTAAAATACCTGTTGTATTATCATATCTTGCAGAAGTGATATTTAATGTTGGAACATTCAGATCAATTACAAAAGTATCGGAATTTGAATTAGAAGCACTTGTAATAATTCCAGTATATTTTAAAGGTCCAACTCCATCAGCAACTAATGCATAGTTACCAAATGATGAGTTTGAATTTGTTAAGTCACAAGCAGCACCAGATCCACAGAAAATTGCAATATCATCACAAATTGTAAAAATAGAAACTAACTGAGCATATCCTTCATTTGTAATTGAAACTCCTATACCACCCTGATTGTACTGAGTGTAAGAGTCAACGACCATTGATTTTAATGGTCCAATTGCCTTATTGCCATCAATTTTCATTCCAATGCTATTCGGAATAAAATTAGTGCAATTTTGAACATATGGTGATTGGTCAAAATAACCTATTTGATTGGGATTAAATGAAACTATTGCCTTACCTGGATTCAAAGTTCCAGTGTAAGACATCTCTGCAATATAATTTCCATTAGAAACATAGAATAAATCTTTATCTGCATTTTGTGGAGATAAAGATACTTCTCTTAAACTGTCCCCGACAATTGATACCTGCTCTGGTATAACCAAAGGATTATTTTCTATATAAGATCCAGCACTAACTTTAATAACTGTTCCTGTTGTTGCTGCTGAGAGGGCTGCTCCAACTGTTCTTTTTGCGTCTCCAAGTTTTCTTCCTGTATTGGTGTCGTTTCCATCTTGAGTGACATATAAAATATTAGTAACCGTTGCTCCAGCACCCAGATTTACAATATCTGTTCCTATGCCTGCACGACTTCTTACTGTATATAAATCCCCATCATAAGTATTAAGTCCAAGTTCTCCAGTTAGTAACTGGTTTACTGTTGGTTTCTTACCGGGAACTGCGGATCTTCTAATCCTGACGATGGGATTGGTATTTATCATTCACTTAAGATGGTGGTATATACCGTAAAACAACCCAATATTTATTGGAGTTTTAGATATTTATAATTAATATTCTCCGCAATCTATAATAATATTTTGTAAAAATCTTTCAGTTCCTATTGCAACAATAACCGTAGAAATACCTGCAGTATCATTAAAGATTAAACTTCCACCAATGCCAACTGCACCCAGAACTGTGAGTTGTTCTGTAGGATTTGTTGTTCCAATTCCAACATAAGATAATGTATGAATACCAACACTAGTTTTAACCCAATAACTATCACCAGTTATTCCTTGAAGACCTTGAGTGCCTTGTCTTCCTTGATTACCCTGGAGACCTTGGGTTCCCTGAAGACCTTGGGTTCCTTGAGGACCTTGGGTTCCCTGAAGACCTTGGGTTCCTTGAGGACCACGAATATTTCCTACATTAACCCAAAGAGATCCATCATAAATCCATAAATTTCCGGTATTAGTATCAATAACTCCATCACCAGGACCAGCCGGAGGAATAAATGCTGCATTTAGTTGAGTTTGTTCGTTTCCTGGAGTGAGTGCAAGAGAACCAATAATACTAATGGATGTTCCTGTCTGACCTTGGAGACCTTGAGAACCTTGAAGTCCTTGCGTTCCTTGGACACCTTGTACACCCTGATCTCCTTTATCTCCTCTATCACCAGATCTAGCAAAGGTAATAATAACATCTTCATTATCACTGAAAGACGTTGTACTTCCTGAGACATATTCACAATAAACCTGAAAATAACCACTCAGCTCTACTATTTCAGAAATAGTAAATAATACAAAGAAAGAACTATCAAACTTCTTCGATAATCTAAAGTGACCTTTAATCGTAGATGTGCTATCGTCGATAGTTCTTAGGAAAGATTGAATATCAGTAGAAGTATCGTTTTCGTCATCAATATAAAGTTCAAGAGCTAGAGAAATATTTGAACTGTTGAATTTCAAATATCCTACACCAGGATCAGTGTTTGTAATGTCAGAACTAAACGTATAATCGAAAGTGGCACCACCAAAGTTTCCATCTTTTCCAGCAGTTCCCTGAAGACCTTGAGATCCTTGAAGACCTTGAGATCCTTGAAGACCTTGAGTACCTTGAAGTCCTTGAGTTCCTTGTAATCCCTGAAGACCTTGAGATCCTTGAAGACCTTGAGTACCTTGAAGTCCTTGAGTTCCTTGTAATCCCTGAAGACCTTGAGTTCCCTGTAATCCTTGAGTACCTTGAAGACCTTGAGTACCTTGAAGACCTTGAGTACCTTGATTACTTAAACCTTGAGTACCCTGCAATCCTTGAGTGCCTTGAAGACCTTGAAGACCTTGAATACCTTGAGTACCTTGAAGACCTTGAGTTCCCTGTAATCCTTGAGTACCTTGAAGACCTTGAGTACCTTGAAGACCTTGAGTACCTTGATTACTTAAACCTTGAGTACCCTGCAATCCTTGAGTACCTTGAAGACCTTGAAGACCTTGAGTACCTTGAAGACCTTGAAGACCTTGAAGACCTTGAAGACCTTGAGTTCCCTGTAATCCTTGAGTACCTTGAAGACCTTGAGTACCTTGATTACTTAAACCTTGAGCACCTTGAAGACCTTGAGCACCTTGAAGACCTTGAGCACCTTGAAGACCTTGAGCACCTTGAAGACCTTGAGTACCTTGAAGACCTTGAGTACCTTGAAGACCTTGAGTTCCCTGTAATCCTTGAACACCTTGAAGTCCTTGATTTCCTTGGTTTCCTTGTAAACCTTGAACACCTTGGAGTCCTTGACGACCTTGTAAACCTTGAGTACCTTGTAATCCTTGAGTACCTTGTAATCCTTGAGTACCCTGAAGTCCTTGAGTCCCTTGAAGACCTTGAGTACCTTGTAATCCTTGAGTACCTTGTAATCCTTGAGTTCCCTGTAATCCTTGAGTACCTTGAAGACCTTGAGTACCTTGATTACTTAAACCTTGAGCACCTTGAAGACCTTGAGTACCTTGAAGTCCTTGAGTACCTTGAAGACCTTGAGTCCCTTGTAATCCTTGAGTCCCTTGTAATCCTTGAGTTCCCTGTAATCCTTGAGTACCCTGAAGTCCTTGAGTCCCTTGTAATCCTTGAGATCCTTGAGATCCTTGAGATCCTTGTAATCCTTGAGTACCCTGAAGTCCTTGCGTTCCTTGTAATCCTTGAGATCCTTGTAATCCTTGAGATCCTTGTAAACCTTGAGTTCCTTGAAGACCCTGAACGCCTTGATTACTTAAACCTTGAACTCCCTGCGTACCCTGAGAACCTTGTAAACCTTGAGTTCCTTGAAGACCCTGAACGCCTTGATTACTTAAACCTTGAAGTCCCTGAATACCTTGAGAACCTTGTAAACCTTGAGATCCTTGATGACCTTGAGTTCCTTGAGTTCCTTGTGTTCCTTGAAGACCCTGAAGACCTTGTGTTCCTTGAATACCTTGAGTTCCTTGGAAATCACTTAAAGGACCTTGAGTTCCTTGAACACCCTGTAAACTTCCCGCTTCTCTTGTTAGTTTTAGAGAAGGTTTATATCCTACAGTAACATTATAGCTGGTACTTCCAAGAGAAACTGAGGGCATTAGATTGACTCACTAGCATTTACAAGCACCATCCCATCAACAACTTTAGTTTTCTTTCCTTGTGAGGAAATAATAATTACATCATAATAATATCTTCCTGCTTTCAAATCATCAGTAACTGTATTTGCAAGAGAAACTACAACTTGCCCAGCAGTAGATACTATACCAACACTAAATGATGTTGAAGTAGTTGATTCGGGAAATTTGCGAATTTTTGCTACACCAGTATATCCCGTTAAATCCAATGGACTTCCATCTGGATTATTGACGGTAAATACCTCATCATAATCTGTTCCCTGTTCTACAACAATATTAACTGCTGGAACTGCCATCTTTTTTTAGATTTTTAAGTATTTATGATAGAATAAATACTGCAGAATAACTATAAGTATGAATACATTTGTCAAAAAAGGTTGGCATTATCTTCCAGAAATTATAACCAAAGAAGAAGCAATACAAATTAAGTATAAGAACCTTTGTGGAGCAATGAATGATCTTAATAGTTTAAAAGGTCATTGGGACCCAGAAAGAGGTAGAGTATTAACTTGCTATGCTCCACCATCCTGTGCTTTTGTAATGAAAAGAATTCAACCAGTTCTTGAAGAATTGCTTAATGAAGAGTTAATTCCTACTTATTGGTTTTCTACAACCTATCATAAAGGTGGGTGGATGAACTGTCATACTGATCGTCCATCTTGCGAAGTATCAGTAACTATGAACATCTGTGGTGATGCTTCTTGGCCGATTAAACTCAAAGATCTAACTGGCAAAAGAAGAGAGGTTGTTACACCAGTTGGAGATGGAGTTGCATATCTTGGAACTATTGTTCCTCATTGGAGAAGTCCTTTAAGAACTCACGATAATGACCGATTTATGCAACTGTTCTTGCACTTTATAAGAAAAAACGGTCAATATGCTGATTATGCATATGACCGTAATCAAAAATGTTTTGATTTATTAAATGGATGATTATGATTCAAGTAATGGTGGTAGTGGATCATTAATCATAGGAATAAATCTAATTTCATCAAACCTATTATATAATTTTTGAATTGAGGCATCAGACTCTAAAAAAGTAGGAAGTGTTGGAAATTCTGTAGGAAAAACACCACTTGGAATGTCTCTAAGTGCTTGTCTCCAATTCTTAAATTCTGCTGTTAAGTTTGTTCCTTGCTCTTTTGCCTTAATAACAATCCAGTCTGTTAACTGAAGTATTTCGTTACGAATATTTCTTAAAATGTTATATCTTTTTTCTGCCTGTCTTGTATCATAGGAACTGATTTCATTGTCCCAATCTGTCTGTGTAATTACCCAAAGACCTTCTATTTGATTTAAAATATAACTTTCTTGATAAACAATATCATATACAGTTATCGTTTCTGTTTGATTCGTAACTTCTTCTTGTCTTTCAGTAGAACTTACAATAGTAATATTTGAATTATTTTGATACTCTATTAAAGTCTCTGGAGACACTGTTATTGAGTATTCAAAATATTCAGGACACGTTGATAAGCAATATTCTATGTTGTTTTCGTCAGATAAACGTTGGATTATATCTAAACCTTTAATGTTTGGAAGCATATAACCACTTGCTGGAGTTAAAGCATATGCTCCAGTGTCTCTATCTAAAAAATAATGTTTGAGAAGTTGGGACATTTTCTTTAATATACCTTTATTCCATATTTATCTTCTATTTCTTTATCAACTTCTGCTTTAGTTTTATATCCTTGAACTGTCATCCAATTTACCATTGCATAACGAGTTCCTGAAATGACTGGTTCTACCATATGTGCATAAAACTGAGTAGAAGGAAATGCAATTAAAAGTCCGGGTTCTGGTCTTATTCTTACTCTTAATTCCGGGAAAACAAAATCTCCCCCTTCAAAATCATCATTGAGAAAAAGAACTGTTGATATATCTCTATCTACAGATTTTTTCCATATGATTGTTCCGTCTGGATTTTTCCATTGTGCTACTGCATCATAGTGAGCCTTATAGTGACCTCCTGGTTCGTAAACCAAAAGTTGAGGCATTTCACTATCTCGTATTTTAAATTTATAAAATGGATTGATAATATTATGAACTATATTATCATAAAGTTCTTTAATTTGCGGAATAATTGAAGTAATATCTGCTGCTTTTACAATTCTTGAACTTGGGTCGTCTTTTGACTGATGTTCTTTTTGTAGATTATTTGACTTTTCTAAATCAAATACGCCCATTAGTTCTTGAGGTGAATTATTTGCGTGATTTATAAGAAAATCAATCGCGTTTGAATTAAGAACTTTTGGTTGTATTAAAACATTTGAAAGAATATCATTCATACCAATATGATATAGGTATCTTATTTAGTTTGAGTTTGAGGTTGCTGCTAAAGTAGATTTTGCTGTAGATAACTTAGGACTTGGTGTTGATACGGTTTCATTAGAGAAATCAAGACGGTCTATGGTTGAAACCTCAAAAGGACTATAACCACCACCAAAGTAACCATAAGAACTACTTGAGGTTGCTGCTAAATTAGATTTTGCTGTAGATAACTTAGGACTTGGTGTTGATACTGTTTCATTAGAGAAATCAAGACGATCTATGGTTGAAGTACGAGTAGTAGGAGTAGTATAACCACCACCAAAGTAACCATAAGAACTACTTGAGGTTGCTGCTAAACGATTTTTTGCTGTAGATAACTTAGGACTTGGTGTTGATACTGTTTCATTAGAGAAATCCAAACGGTCTATGGTTGAGAAGACAGAAGGAGTAAGAGTTAAACCACCACCAAAATAACCATAAGAACTACTTGAGGTTGCTGCTAAACCATATCTTTCTTGAGATAACTTAGGACTTGGTGTTGATACGGTTTCATTAGAGAAATCAAGACGGTCTATGGTTGAAATATAAGGAGGATTTAAACCACCACCAAAGTAACCATAAGAACTACTTGAGGTTGCTGCTAAACCATATTTTGCTGTAGATAACTTAGGACTTGGTGTTGATACAGTTTCATTAGAGAAATCTAAACGGTCTATGGTTGAGATAAGAGGAAAACCACCACCAAAGTAACCATAAGAACTACTTGAGGTTGCTGCTAAATTTTGTTTTGCTGCAGATAACTTAGGACTTGGTGTTGATACTGTTTCATTAGAGAAATCTAGACGATCTATGGTTGAAATAGCAGGAAGAGGACCACCACCACCAAAGTAACCATAAGTCTTGTTGCCTCTGAGTACTGATTGACCTCCGGAGAGTGCTGCCACGGCACGTTTTACTGTAGATAACTTAGGACTTGGTGTTGATACAGTTTCATTAGAGAAATCTAAACGGTCTATGGTTGAGATAAGAGGAAAACCACCACCAAAGTAACCATAAGAACTACTTGAGGTTGCTGATAAATCTTCTCTTGCTGTAGATAACTTAGGACTTGGTGTTGATACTGTTTCATTAGAGAAGTCTAAACGATCTATGGTTGAAATAGCACCAGGAGTATAACCACCACCAAAGTAACCATAAGAACTACTTGAGGTTGCTGCTAATGAACGTTTTGCTGCAGATAACTTAGGACTTGGTGTTGATACGGTTTCATTAGAGAAATCAAGACGATCTATGGTTGAAACACGAGTAGGAGTATAACCACCACCAAAATAACCATAAGAACTACTTGAGGTTGCTGATAAAGCAGATTTTATTGTAGATAACTTAGGACTTGGTGTTGATACTGTTTCATTAGAGAAATCAAGACGATCTATGGTTGAAATAGCAGTAGGAGTAGCACCACCACCAAAGTAACCATAAAGACCACTTTCTGGCCAAGAAGCAAAGTTATTATTTGCTACGTTATCTACCTGTTTGTCATAAACAGTACTAAGACCGAAGACATCCCCTACAAATTGTGGCATTTTACTCTGCTAGTTTAAGATCTTGATTGAATAATGATCCTGTAATTTGTTTCTTTTCTTCTTCCTCAATTCCCGAAAGAAGTTGTTGATCCATACCAGTAATTTCAGAAATACCGGCAGCAACATTCTCTTGAAGTGCTGTTAAGAAATCAAGAGGATTTGTTGGGTCACCAAATGTTCCTTTAGTACGATTTACATCATCAGTTAAAACGGTAGGAGCACTTGCACGTCTCATAGAACGAATGTTACCAGCATTTACACCAGTCTTTGCAGCAAGAAGATCATCAAGAGACTGATTAGCAAGACGACGTTCCCAGTATTCTGGTTGATCCTCATTAAACTGATCTCTTGAAACCAAATTTCCACCATTTAGTTCAATCAAACGATTAATAAGTTTGTCAAAGCACTCAAGTTCTTCTACAGATGCTTTAAATCCACGATTGAGATTATCAAGCATACGATGAAAATGAAACTCATCAATGTCATACCAAGTCAATTCCTCACCACCTTGACGATTTTTCCACCAAATTGGTTGAGTTTTATCTTTTCCTTCCCACTTATAATGAAACTCTCTTGCGATTCTTTTTGCTTCAATAATTTGTTGAAGTAAATTCTCTGCTACACTGCGACGATTA